AGCTAAGATGGATACAATTTCATCCTCTTTATAGAGATGGTGTGCGCTCGTAGCTCAGCTGGATAGAGCACTGGTTTGCGGTACCAGCGGTCACACGTTCGAATCGTGTCGGGCGCACCATACTTAAACTCCCTCAACAACGAACTTTCAAAGACTTTTATAAACTAACTTTATTTTTAAGAATTGAATTATTCCCACTTTTACTCCCACTTTTGTTTGTTATAATTTAAGAGAAAATTTTAAAAAAGAATGTGTGTACTTTAGTTAGTTACTTTTGTTTATATTTGAATATCATCATATTTACTTGATATTTGCACTATGTCTATGAGTGTTTGTCTATCCATTTTTAAGCGTAATTTTCTTATAGCTTGTTTGTAAGTCTGTTCGGCTATTGACTTGCTAATCCCTAGCGTTTCGCCTATCTCTCTAAAAGTTGGCATCTGATTAGACTGTGATTTCGGTTTCATCATAAGCTGGATTTACTACGATACTAATATCTGTCAATGTTTCAAACTCATGTATAGTTCTAATCATCTCACGACCGTATGGAGTCCATGAGTCACTCTTAACTACAAAACTAAATGACATTTTATTCACATCGTCTCTTTTAATCAGTTCGATAATATCCGCACCTCTTGAAGTTTTAGCTACATCAAGATTAAACTCTAAACCTCTCTCTGTTGCTATGAGTTGTAAAGTGCCACTCTCTGTACTCCCTAAAACATCTTGCGCATCTCTTGAATGATTAACTACTGCAATAACAAGCGGATTGCTTTCAAGTACATTGTAAAATGCCTCTGGCTCTATTATTTCTCTAAAACCGCCTATATCTTTTGACAACTTATTAACGGGTGCAGCTAATCCGCTAATCTTATAATCTTCTATTGTAAACTCGCAAACATTGCATCTCATTTTTACGCTCCTATTTGTTTTGGTGTTGGCTGTGCAACTGTTGGTGTTCCAGCAGGTGCGAATAGTTTATCTTCGCCTTTTATCTCTTTGTAGTTTAATCTTAATCTTGCCTCGTTTGGTGTCAAGATTCCACCTGCTACCGCTGATGTCAAAGTATTAATCTTTTGTTCAAAACTTCCCTCTATAAACGAGCTTGTATCAAAACTCATATTAGCAGTTAATTTAAGATTAATTTCCTCTTTAATGCTGTTTAAAAGTGGGCTAATTGTCATCTTTAAAAATTGAAGATTTGCTTCGACTGCATTTGAGTATGTCGCTAAACTATTGTCAAGCATTGAAACGGGTAAATTAAATATCTGAGCGATTTCTTTAAGTGAGGCTTGTTTAAGTGCCACTAAATCACTATCTACTAAACTATTAACCGCTTTGAGTTCGTGTAATTCCATACCATCTGCAAGTACTGGCACCGCTCCGCTGTTCTTAGTTCCTTGATATGCTGTTTTAAATGCAGTTTTTAATTCATTGATTGCATCTTGTTTGAGGTTTTTAAGTGTACTAATCCACAAACTAGGTCTTGAAGCATTAACTAAGTAGTTACCCTCGTATTCACTCATCGCCTTAACTCTACTAAATGAGTTTGTGAAATTACTTAGTGAGCTGTAGCCGATTTGTCCTAAATTGTCTTTAGATATGTTTTTGAAGTGAAGCATATTTTCTGGATAGATTTTTTCTGCTCCATGCTGATAATATACGATATTCATATAATCTTTGTCGTACATCATTGTTACATTTTTCGGGTCAAGTAGTTTATAAATACCTTTACCCTCAATCTTTGCAAAACTATTTCCATGAAGTAGAATATTTTTAGTGATTGTATTCGTCCATGTAAATAGACTCATATTACTTTGAGGCTCACGACCTAAAGGGCTGTTTTCTTGCGTTGCACTTGCTACCGCATTACTAATCATTGAAACGGCACTAAATACCGCTGGTATATTCATAGCATCGCCATTTGTCAAGTCATCAAAATAACTGCCTACTGTAGTAGCTGAATAGCTGCGTATCTCTTCTTTTTTCTTAAACATTTTAAACATAATAATCCTTTTATATAATTGCAAAACTTACGAGGTCATCGTCATAAGCCGCTAAATCTTTCTCTGCTAAATAAGCCGCCATTGCAAGTGCCACCGCTGTATCAATTTTTGAATTTTCACTTCTCTTCATAAGCTTTTTATTTCCTGCTGGGTCTTCTATTACGATACAGTTTGAGAGTCCATAACCTAATAAAAAGTTTCCATTATGTGCGATTTTCTTCTCATAAATCATATTCTCTAAAGCTGATACATAACTCGTAAACGAAATAAATCCTTGTCGTAATTTTTCAACGGGTGCGCTGTAACCTTGCTTGTCAAATTCTCTTTGTATCTCATTCCATTTGTAGGTATCTACTCCGATATTAACTACATCAAAGTTTGTTAATATGTCTATGAATTGAGCCGCCATAAATTCCCAATCAAAAGTAATACCTGGACTAAGAAGTAAGTGTTCTTTTTTATCCATGCTTAATGCTTGTAATGGTACTTTTAAGCGTGTTGCATTATCTTCTAAACTATCTTTTGCGCTGAATGTGTACGGTAAAGCTTTGTAATCATCTGCGCCAACTCTCACAACTACTACTAAACTTGTAAGGTCATATCTGCCTAAAGATAAATCTATGCCTACGACTGCTGGAAGTCCGTAATAGTCTGAGTATTCAAAATCTTGTTTTATAGCTCTCCAATCACTCGCTTGAATGAAGCTTTTATCTGCTGAGATTTTTTGATTCATCATAAAATTTAAGAAGTGTGCTTTTTTACTTGGTATGTTCTTAGCTTGTTCTGCATAAGCTCTCATACTATCAACTGATAAAAAGTGTCCTAAAGCTGGGTTTGCAAGTTTCCATATCTCTGGGTCGTCCATGAGTCCAGCGTGTCCCTCTGGTGCTGTGTAGTAGATACAATATACACTTTCATCAAGATTGTCTTTGTACTGCTCTATCATTTGATTAAAATAGTAAGTATCTGATGCGCCAATAGTTGAGATATGAATACACAAACTATCATCATAAGCACCCTGAGAACTCATAAGGCTCTCTGGGAATGCTGAGTCTTCTTTGAGATTTGCAGTTTCATCGTGTACATAAAAATATAAACTTCTACCTAAAGCATTTGAGGCATCGGCACTTAAAGCGGTAAACTCACAACCATTTGACATATTGATAATAAGTTTTTTAGAGTCAATTATCTTTAATCTTGTTTGTAGTTCTGGGCTAAACATAATAAATTTTTTCATAAGATTATAAATAAGTGCCGCTTGGTCACGACTTCTTGCACCTGATGCGATTTGTGCGTTTGGCTTTGCAAGTCCTTTTACTGCCATTAGTGCAAGTAAAATGATTGCTATTGTCGTACTCTTTGCGTTTTTACGTCCTAAACTCATCAAAGCTAACTTAACTACTCTTTTACCGTTTCGTGTCTTAAATACCTCTCTAATGAAGTCTATTTGATACGGTATAAGCTTTATATCTTCGCCAACTTTTGCACCCTCTGGCACTTTCAAGCTTTGAGCGAATTTGATAATCTTATCGGCTATTGAGTAATCGTACATATTAATCTAATAAGCCGTCAAGTTCTGATTTTTCTTCATCGAGTGGATTTGTTTTTGCTCCATGTCGCACTCTTGAACTTGGCGCAATACCTAACTTTTGAGAGGTCGTGCTTAATGCTCCCGTAGCTTTTGAGATAATGCCTACTAATCTGTTACCCTCTGCCGTTGCTAGGTCGTACTCTTCTAATTGTTTATATGCACCGTCACTAATAATTTTTAGTTTGATATACTCCATAATAAGAGTTCTATCACTCTCTATAAAATAATCTGGTTTCATGCTTTTAACAACTTCATTCCATATTTTAAGCTCGGCAGCTCTTAACTTATTTAATGGTTTCAAATATTCTTTTTGAAATACATTTTCATCGAGTTTGTTCGTTGTTACTTCTTTTTTTCGTGCCATGTTGTTTCTCTCCTTTTACATTTTATAAATTTGTTGTGATTGGGGTCGGTGTAGCAACTCATCCCCAATTATTCAAAACGACGGGGGGATAGTTTGTTCCCCACGACTTCCATACCTAGCAATAAGCTGTCTAAATCTTCATCTAGGATAAATCCATCTATACCACGACTAAACTCTCTTCCTGAGTACTTAATCGAGGCATAATCACTCTTAAAGTGTTCGTGTGCGTTTCTATTGTCGTAATGCTTTGTAATGTCTGAATGGCATTGAGTACAAACACTAAAAAGATTGTCTGTATCAAAAAAATCATCGTATGCTTTGGCTGGTATGCAATGATCTACCGTAGTAGCGACCTTGATAACTCCTACATTCTGGCATCTAATACAAAGAGGGTGTTGTCTTAACACTTCTAAGCGTATTGTCTTCCATCTGTGAGAGTCATAAGGTCGCATAGTATTAAGCCTTTTGGATTAAGTGCTTAACTGCTGCTGGATTAAGAAGAGTACCATCAAAACGAGCTGATGCTTTGTAACCTATTTCATTAGTCTCTTGATACAGTTCGTTAAACTTGAATAGTGAGATACCCTCAATATTTCTAACAATATACTTGCTAAAGTCTCCAAACAGTACCGCTTTAAGTCCTGCTGTCATATCTGGCATGAATGGGTTTACTATGATAGGCTTATCGTGTAGTGTCTTACCTTTCACTAAATAGTTACCTTGTCCATCTTTTAGCTTACGAACTTTTAAGAGTGTAGCTTTGTTCATCATATAAGAACCATTATCACCATAAGCATCATCAAGGCTAAACTGTAAGTCTAGTAGCTCGTCGGCTGTTACTGCTGTTGTAGCTGCTGCTGTGAGTCCTAGAGTAGTTTGAGTAATGATACCACTTGGTTCTGTTGTACCTGCTCCGATAGTCATATCTTTGTTAAGCTTACGTGCGATACGTTCTGAGAGTGCATCTATTACAATCTGTTCAATGTTTACCGCTGAGTCTTTTACTAACTCATTAGATATTTTGATGATACCTGAGTCGTAAACAAAAGCACCGAGATTAATTGAGCCGAATACAACATCTGGTCCACTTCTGCGGGAATCAGTCTCACTTTTAATTACTGCCTCGTTTGCTGTATCATCCATTGTAGGATAAGATAAATCTCCACCCGTTGAAGTTGTGATACCTGAAGCCGCCGCTAACATTCCGCTATAAGCTTTCATACCTTTAATTACTTGATTAGATACTTGACTTCCTACTGTGAAAGCTCCCGAAGCATTTGTTAAAGTGCTTTGAGTTCTTACCTCTTCACCTTTCAACCATGAACGGAACTCGCTCACTGCATTATCTGAATGAACCTCGATTGCTGTCTCAACTGATAAAGCTCTTGCCTCTTCGATACGGTTAATCTCTCCGTCAATCTCTTTCACTCTTGCTGATGCTGAGTCAAAGTTTCTTTTTTCTTCGTCTGTCATACCTTTACCAGCTGCACGTTCTGTACCTGCAATAGTACTCATTGTTTTTGTGAGAGTCTCTCTCTCTGCTCTAAGTTTTTTTAACATGTTCTAATCCTTTTAAAATTGTTCTTTACATAGTAATTCAAAAGAGACATTTTTCTCATCTTTATTTATTACCGCTGTTATGTTGAATATGCGCCCATCGAATAAAACCCTATCATTTGGCTTTATATCTGTGACATATCGCATAAAAACTTTGTGTGTGGTTTCGTTTACGATTGCCGCACCGCTTATGATGTCTTTGCCACTTATCGGATTTACAGATGCTCTCTGTGTGGATAATGTCGCCCACTCCTGAATCACCTCACCAAAGTCATTCGTAGTTTCTGAATATCTTTGTATAACTATTTGATGTCGTAAATCTCCCGCTCTCATATAACTACACTCATTTCCATATCAAGCAAAAATTTAATTCCCATCGGTAACTCTGTAATATTCAAAGTGATTTCATTTTCTCTGAATGAGTACCATGTACCAATAAGAAGTAATTTAGCTTGTTCATGCGATTTGTTGAGATTGTTATAAGTTGAGTGAGTATACGAAGCGATTGAGTGTTCTGCTGCATCTGAGTAGTGAGTGATTAATGTATCATCTAAGCTATGCTCTACATATAAATGCTGCTTTATGATTGATAGCTCCATGTTCTCCCCTTTTAATGTCAGATTGTAATATCTGAATTAATTAATATAATTATAGCCTTATTTAAGATAAAAAGATAGCATTTTGTAATGTATTATAAGTTGTTTGTCATATTTTAGTTATAATTGATGATTTTTCTTTGCAATTTGTCATTATATTTGATATAATATGAATGTTTAGGGGGCTGATAACCCTCTTTTCACTCCTTTATTTGTATAAGCTTTTTGTTTATGCGCCTCTCTTAGTTGAGAGGTACAATCAGAAAGTAGTAATTCTCACTCTTGGTTTTAAATCTGACACTTTCATTACTAGCTTCTCTTTTTCTTTGAGAATATGCTTATAAAGTTCTTTTTTGCTTCCTACAAAATCAAAATTTAACTCCATAGTGCTATAGTCTTCATTAAAAATAAAAACTTTGCCCGTTTGTGTACATTGCAAAATTGCATGAACTTTTATAGCTTCATAATCATCTGCTGCATCTGCGCAATAAAGTCCTTTTGGCTCTGATAGTAAAATCATGTCAATATGGTCGCCCTCTGCTGTTGTGAGATTAATACTTCCATTTTTAGTGATTGCATCTTGCAACTGTTTTTCAAATTCTGCTCTGATATTTTTCATCTTTTTTTGTCCTTTTTATTGTAAATGTGTTCATTAGCCGATGTCATAATATAAGGCTAACATTAACCCCTAGAGGCACCTATTTTAGGCATGTGTTCATTAGCCGATGTCACTATGGCTATACCCACATTACTTAGATACATATCTTCTAACAGTTGAGAGAGAAATATCCAAAGCATTAGAAATATCTTGAAGAGTTTTTCCATTAGCTTTAAGTGACATTGCCTCATCTCGTTTATGTTGAGATTTGTCTCTTTTTATCTGCGCTGTTTTCAAAGCTCTATCATGTAAACTTTGTTTAAGTTCTTCATCTGATAACTTTATTTTCCAGCTACTTCTATCAAGTTCAAATATGGCTCTCACTTTCCTATTCAATTCTCTATGCTTGTATCCAAACACACACTTGATATTAAAATTAAGTGCCATTGCCATAACTGCCTCAAAGTGCAACATATTTTCATAATGAAGCCTCATCGCATATATTGTCAAAGAACGCATAAACTCACTTTTTTCTTTTGGATAAAGTGGTTTTTGATATTTCACAAACTCTGTGAAATGTTTGCCTAATTCTGTAATGGTATAGACACGACCTGTAATCTCATACGGTTCATAATCTATAAACTTTATGCTCGGAGTTAATTTCTGTATCTGTACCTTGATAGAAGATACTCTTTGCCACTCTTTCCAGCTTTGAGGCATATACTGAAAATGGTATAATATGTTTAGAATTTTTGTACCATCCATTTTAGTAAGCCATCTTTTATGAGAGGGTGGAGGCAGTCCCCATATCTCACTATCAAAGTCAGATACTATGTTAAGGCTGATTCCCCACTGCATCTATAGTGCCTGAGAGTTTTTTGAGATAGTTTGTCGCTCTCTCAATATTCTCTGGTGTCATGTTGAGCTTTCTTTTAAAATGCTTACCCTCTGATAAATTCTTCCATTCGATTAGCTCTATACCTTTATTTTTAATCTGAGTAAAATACTGATTAGTGTTTGATGCGAATGCATCTGAACTAATAAGAGTTTCGCCTTTTAAAAACTTTTGTAAAATTTTTGCTTTATGAGTTAGTTTTTTCTTTGCCATGCTAAACCGCCTTTACGACTGCATGACTCTCGAGCCATTTGTCTAATTCGATACGGTCATATCTCACGAATCTACTGCTAAGTTTTGAATATGGTATCTTACCTTTCATTCTCATAGTAGCCTGTGTTTGTTTAGCTATTTGATAGCCACCTTCGCTTGTAGGCTTTGCAACATCATCTGGTGTTAGCCATCTACTTAAACCATTCATTTTATTCTCTTTTGCTCTCGTTAGCTACTCGAAAGGCTTGTTTGAATTTTCGAATTCGATAAGAGAATTAAAGCATTAGTGAGGTTGAAGTGGTATTTATAAATAATCTTAATTAAGTTTAGAATAAACCTTAAACGAGTTTAAGGTTTGAAGTATTTGCGGTGTAATAAGTGTTTTTGAATTTAAGAATTATTTTTTTATTTGTAGTATTTCAGTATAAAGTTCTTATAATCTTCATCATGAATTTGGCTTGTAATTTTATATTGTCGTTCTTTTAGCTCTCCAAACATAATAGTAATAAAGATATTTGCATATTTTTCAAGGGCTACTCGTTTTTTTATATCAAGATGTTTTTTAAATATTTGTACTACATAATAAAATTGTGTTTTCATTGCTGTTTCAAAACCTATTTCTTTGATTAAATTTCTTACTAAAATATTAGATTCAATAAGCTGTATTACAAAATATGCTTTTTCTAATTCATCCCCCCAAAAAAAGATACCGACATTTGTTTTGTTAAGTATCTCGATGCCTATTCTTATATCAGGTATTCTTTCAGCAAGTTTATTGATTCTCATTGTGAGTTTATTTATATCTGCTGGTGGTATCATATACATTTCTCGACTTTTTATATCCTCTATTTTTGCACTTAAGTTATGAAAATCATTGTCTTCTACAAGAAGATAATCAATTAGATTACCTTGTTCCGAAATATACTTTATCCATTTAGCTATCATTTTACCACCTCAATATCAATAATATTTTCAAGCTGTTTATTAGCATCTTGTGAGCCTTTCAAGTGATTAATGCTTCGGTAGTGTTTATCTACGGTATCAGCTCTAGTATGTCCTAATGAAGCACTTAAAACAGTTGCAGCCGTGCCACTCTCTCCCAATGCTGTAACAAGTATATGTCTAAAATAGTGCATTGTAAGTTCTGGCATATTTGCATCTTCTTGTATCTTTGCAAGTTGTTTTCGTGGTGGGTGTAGTTTCTTGCCTGTTATAGGAGATTTAAATATAAGCCCTTGATTATCTTGTAATTTAAGAAGAGGCTCTTTAATCGGCTCTGGCAAGTCATAAGTTTGGTCGTTGCCTATCTTATTATTTTCAGCTTGTATCGTGTATCTGTTATTTGCAAAATCAATATCACTCCATTTCAAACTTGCTATTTCGTTCCATCTTCTACCAAATAAAGCAAATAAAAATAATGCTCTGTAAAATGGGTCATCTTTATATCGCTTTTGAATAACATTATAAAGTAGTGATAGTTTTTGAGTTCCATCTTTAACTTCTTTTTTATTCTTTTTTTTGTTTGGGATATTGATTGTCGGAATTTTATTTAGTGCTCCGTTACTTTCTGCATATTTTAAAATCGGCTTGAGTGTTTGAATTAAAACTTTTTCAATGCTCCGTGTGGAGTTTCCATTTTCGTTTTGTTTACTGTGTCCTGTATTTTCCATTGAGTGCCGAATCGTATCAATGTCATTTTCAATGATACGGCTTACTTTTTTCTTACCGATAAATGGCTCAATGTATAATTCATATAATCTTTTTCTTGCCTTTGTCCAATCTGTAAAAAGTAATTTTTCTTTTTCTTCATCACTAAGTTTTGACTCTTTAATATGTTTTAGTTCATCTTTTGAGAGTTCTTTACTTGTACATTTTTTAGTGAAGTATTCTTTTGCTATGTAATTGAGAGGTGTATCAGGATTAAAAGGATTTTCTAATTCGATTCGCTTTTGCTCTTTGTATGTTTCCGCTTCTTTTCTGGCATTGTCTTTTCTTACTTTTGGTGTCCATGTCTTCTTTGAATAATCTAAGACGAATGTGTACTCTTTGCCAACTGTTTTAAATCTATAATAAAACTTAGTAAAATCTTTATTAGCTCTTAATCCTCGTAATCCGTTAACATTTACTATTTCATACTCTTTTGGAACTGCCATAATATTTCCTTCAAAGTGGGATTCCCACTTTTACTCCCACTTTTTGATAAATTTATTATATCATAAATAATATCAATAGAAATACAAAACAGCTAAACAAGTGCTTAAATAGGGTTTTAAGTATCTTAAGAAATAATAGCTCATAAGTTTGCGGTACCAGCGGTCACACGTTCGAATCGTGTCGGGCGCACCATACTTAAACTTCCTCAACAACGAACTTTCAAAGATTTTTTCAAACTCTACAAATACTTGAACTATTATCAATGTCACTAAAAGTCTCACCATTAAAGACTGACTTTAGTGTTAGCTTCTAAGGCTTTTGCATCAACCCATTTTGCATAGTGTCCAATTAACATCTTTAAAGAACCATCACCTAGCAAATTTTCGATTTCTTACATCGCTAATCCAAGCAGTAAGTGCAACATATAGTTAAACTGCTGCGTACATTTTTGTAATTGTGTCAAAAATACTTCTGCTGTTATCCTCTTTTCTTGCATCAATTCTAATGTAAATAGCAAAATAAAGTTGGTATTTTTCAGGTACAATGTCGCCCATATTTTAATTAAAAACAGAAGGATTAAGTGATGCCATCAATTAGCTTGAGTAAACAGATTAGTATAGGATTTGCAATTATCCTATTGGCTATGATTATCATGGGTGTTATTGCTATAAGTAGCATGTCAAAGGCTATTTCAAATTCAAAAACACTT